CTGATCGCGCTATGTGATCGCGTTATGTGATCGCTACACGAGCAGCCGCGCACAGGTGATGCGGGCTTTCTTGGTGTTTTAGCGCGCATTATGCGTAGGAAAAAGGGCGCAGCAGAAAGGGTTGACACCGAAAATCCAATGTGCCTTTAATGGAAATGTCTCGAAAACGGGGCAATCAAATCAACATACACAACTCCAAAGGAGCATACATATGACAACTTCACAAACTTTGAATGAAATTCAAGCTACTCCCAAGCAGTACTTTGGCCTAGCAGGTAAGTTTGCTTACCTCCTCTGTGAATCTCAAGAGATTCCACAGGTTAAATTTTCCATCATCCGAAAGCGAGTCTTGGGAGTTTTATACTCCCAGTTTCCGGCTTCATCACTTAGCCGTGGGAAAGCTCAAGAGCTTTTCGAGACAGCTAAAATCCCTGCTTTCTTGACCAAACAGGTCAAGGTTGAAGACATGAAGGGAGCTAAAGCTCCGGTCAAGGTCAAAGCAGTTAAGAAAGTAACTACCAAGAGGGTAGCTAAAGCTAAAGTCACTCCGAAGCCTAAAGCTGCTGTTAAAGCAGCGGCAAAGCCAACGGAATTAGAAGCACGTATGACCTTCGTAGAAGGTGAGATCAGCAGAATGTCAGAAGATGTTCTGACTATCAAGTCAGGTCTTGAAACTCTAATCGAAAGATTAGGGTAGACTTTACAGTCTCAGGAGGGCTACGGCCCTCTTGAGTTTTATAACTACGTTCCCTGACCCTTTAAGAGTATCTAAACATATGATTTATTTAAATATTTTATATTATACCCTAAACCCTTTATGGGTTTTGGCGAGTTACACTAACTTTAGAACCGTAAGAAGAAGAGAAGAGATTTACAAAGAAACTAATTTAGTTAGAATTAAATGCTTTAAAGTTTTAAAAGGTAGTAAAACTTATCACTTTAGAAGGCGAAATAGTATTATTTAATATTATTTAAAAGATTTAAAAGGTCTTTTACAGAGTGAAAGACCTTTATAAATCTAAAAAGCCGCCAAGCCAAGGAGAATTAATATGTTAGTAGAACGTAAGTCTGTTATTTCAGGACAAGTTAATACAATGTCTCTACCGATCACAGTAGAGCATTTAGATAATTATTATTTGAAAGGTATGCTGCTTCAGGATGCCTTCTCAAATCTCTTGCCAAGCCAAAGAGAGTTTATTAAAACTGGTATCACTTCTAAAGAGTGGGACAGCCTGTTTGGAGGTGAAGAATGAAAGCATATATTAAAGTTAAGAATATCTATGGAGTAGATAAGATTTACCCTGATTGTGAGGTTTCTAGGTCACTTGTAAATCTTATGAATACTAAAACTATCCCACTTGAGAAAGTCTATTGGATTAGACAGTTAGGTATTGAGTTGGAGCAACGACCTGTAGAGTTAAAAGAATTATTATAGGAGTGTATATCATGATCAAATATAGGATAAATCGTAGACATACTGTCAGGGTTAGAAAGATAGTATTTAAAAAACTCCCTAGCAAATTACATTTTGCTAAGTTTGTTAGGACTATTGGCTCTGGTTACAGAGTTGTTTATGTTAATAAATATTAAAAGATTTAAAAGGTCTTTTACAGAGTGAAAGACCTTTATAAATCTAAAAGGAGACGGCACAATGTTGGTGTTCAATTACCCTAGTAAAAAGAATATGAAAGAACAGTTGGGATCGCCACTAGTTTATATAGAGACTAGTATTTTTGGAGAAGAGTACCGCAGAGATGGTGTATTAGTAGGAGCTAATAGACCTCACATAACAGGCCAAGGCAGAGAATTCTTTGCTGAAGTCACCATGAAAGATGGTCTAATCAAATCAGTTAAATAAAAATAGGAGCAGCACAATGCTAAATAGTTTGAGTTTTCACCGTATCAAAGATGTTGAAATAAAAACCTACACCGATGAAAAATGGATAGATCTTGTCATAAGAAATGGCGAGGGTGAAAACTTTACTTTCTGTATGTTTGCAGTAAATACAGTGGGCAGAAACCAGCTATTACGACAGCTTAGTGATGGAGCTATAAGGGCTCTATTTGAGGCAAAAGATGAACATAGATAGATTTGAAGTAGCCGAAGTAGATTTTAATAAAAACATTGTGGTGTGTTTCTACCCTAAGGGTGGAAGGACAGTGTACGGTGACGTTGTTGTGTTCGATTCACTGGACGCTATAGGAACTATATTCCTGCCACTAGAAGCCACATACTTGTTAGTTGCTAGACCAGAGGGCCATTCATAGGGAGCAATACAGATGATAAAAGTAAAAAATGTTTTAGCAACGCCGAAGTTTTCAAAGACTTCGGCAATGCCGGGGATTAGCTGGTCACTTGAAGCTAAGGCTACTTGCCCCGGTTCATTGGATTCTAATGGTGGTTTAGTAGCTGCCTGTTCAACCTGTTATGCTGCTAAAGGGTTTTATAATATGCCCACTGTAAAAGCTGTGAGAAAACATAACAAAGAAGATTGGCAATCTGATGATTGGATAGATGTGATGGTAGCAGAAGTTGACACTGTTAGATACTTCAGGTGGTTTGACAGCGGTGATTGCTATCACATTGATTTAGCTAAGAAAATACTGGAGGTTATGAAACGTACTCCACATACTAATCATTGGTTTCCTACCAGACAGCACAAGTTTGAGAAGTTTTTACCTGTTCTCAAAGAGATGCAAAGCTTGGATAATGTTGTAGTTCGTTGGTCTTCTGATGGTATCAATGGAGAAATCATTGAAGGTGATTGTACTTCTACAATAGTTCAGGATTGGAGCCAAGCTCCTGTTGATGTTAAGAAGTGTAGTAAGCCTGATAACGATGGAAAATGTGGTAGCTGCCGAAGCTGTTGGGATAAATCAACTAAGACTGTTGCCTATCTATGGCACTAAGGATACTAGTATGTCTAATTCGTTTGATAAAAATAAATTTACCGCTCAACTCCATAAAGATATGGAGCAGTATTTTAAAAAAGGTAATTCAATTACCAAGCTTCCAATGTCACCTGAGATTGTGAAGATGCGAAAAGATATTAATAAAAAGTTTTTTACTAAGTTTTAAAAGGTCTTTTACAGAGTGAAAGACCTTTATAAAACTAAGGAGCCGACCATGACCACCGACGAAAACGATACTATAGAGCTTATACTAGAGGAAGCAGAAGAAGCACGTTTACAAATAGCGGCGATGTTTGATCGAATAAAAATGAATCCTATAATAGGGGCCGTTGCTTTGGCTACCTTGCTGCATCAGGTTAAACATGAATTAGAAGAAGATGAACACGATTTCGTAGAAACGCTATCTTCTTTTTGTACTAAAGCTGTCGATGTTGCAATAGATCTAGATAGAATTGATGAGGGAGTAATGCACTAATGAATAAGCAAGACCAAGAGGAGAACAATGATATTTAATTAACCTACATTCACTTGATTGAGGTAAATAAACATGAGAAACAATACAATAATCTGCACAGCAAAAGACCTTGCAGCTATTGTTGCAGGGTTAGTCAGAGAAGGAGTCACATTCGAAGTGGTAAAAATAGACTATCATTTATTGGAAGATGCTTACGAAATTGTTCTAACTGGCGGGTATTAAAAACCAATACAGGAGAAAGTAATGAACGACAATTTAGATGGAAATACCGCAGCACTAAATGCTTATGAGCTTGAGCAAGATCGTCTTTATTTAACTGCTGAGATTGCAGCCGATGACAAAGAGATGCGGCTTGATGACTTGGTTCTTGCCGAAATTGAAACGGATGGCGTTATAGCTCTGGAGGCAATAGGCACAGAGGCAACTCTGGAATCTATTAACCATTTTAACAAGAAATTGAAAGAAGCATTGATGGAAGCTATTCAGTGTAAAGGCTCCAACGCTCAAGACCTTGCGGATAAAGACTTGGGAAAGATATTCAGAGAACTAACATATGAGTACATCGCACACTCAATGGAGGATTTGATATGAAAGCCACTAACTGGCACTCAGAGACAATGAATCGCTTCAAGACACTATTACAACTTCTTGTTTTGATAGGGCTAGAGAAATAGCAAATGAAATGGCAGAGGATATATTTAATGAAAACAATAATTCATGTTAATCAGCACAACATCAGGGCTAATGCTAAAGGAGCTAACAAGCCTGTGCTAACTGTGAAGACTTACAAATCAAACACTTACTGTAATCGTGTTAAGTTTGTAGATGGAGAGCTAAAGTATTCGCCTGACAAACCATTGTCATGTGGTGCTAAAGTTTGGATAGAAACTAATGAGCCTGTAGAAATACTAAACTAAGGAGCAACTTATGAGCAATGTAATAGATATGTATTCACTCGGTTTCGGCTATGGTGATGCTGATTTTGATATAGAAACCCGTCCCTTATTTCACAAATCATGGGATGATGTCAACATGCCAGTTAATAAAAGAGCTATAGTCAGAACCGATACTGATGAGTGTCTCGGTGTTGTTGGCCCTAAGTATAAGCCAATAAATCATAAAGAAATGATAGCCCATCAGAGGCTCATGATTATGAGGAGTGATCTTGATACTAAGAATCTAATTGAGTCTATTGTTACTGATCGTAACGGTGCTAGATGTTATGTAAAGCATACCTTACCCAACCAGTTTTTAGAAACTCCAGATGGTGACACTGCTGCCTTGAGTTTCTTAGGAGTTAATAGCTTTGACGGTCTGTTTAGTTTCATGATGTCAGCCGGTGCCAGACAGTCAGTCTGTATGAATGGACAGATATTTACAGAAGGTAGCTCTACCATATATAAGTCTAGACATACTCAACAGTTAGATATCCATAAAGGTTCTAGGATTGTTGGCAAAGGTCTAGAGGTAATGATGCAGCAGAATGAGCTATGGAAGATATGGTATAAGACTGTCCCATCTCACGAAATTATTAAGTCTATATTTGCTGCCACAATTAACGGCGATCCTCTTGATGAAAAGACAGGGAATAATAAAAACTATATACAGCTTTGGAAGTTGTATGAAGATGTTTATAAGCCTCGTCAAGGTGCAAATCTATGGGCAGTTTATAATGCTCTAACCCACTGGGCTACACATTGCCAGCCCTCTAGGAAGAGTTCATCCATTATATCTTTACAGAATCGCAGAGCTAATAAAGTTTCTGAGGTTATTTCTAATGATCATCTGTTTCGTAAGGCAGCATAATGGTTAATGATTCTACATTAGCTGATCTCATTTCTCTTAGGGATGCCCTTATTGGGTGTCCCTTGGAGTCTAATGAGGACATCTTGTTTTTTAATCATCTGGATGAAGTAATTTATTATATTGAGGAGCGAAAACAAAATGGAGAGACAGAAGTTTTACGATCAGATTGACAATTGGATAGCATATAATTTTATAAAAATTGATGCGCCTGTTCCACAAGATAGCTTTATACGTAGCTTTCTTTTTTTTGTAGAAGATGAGTTTTCAAGTAAAGCTACTACAGATAAAGGTAGGTTTATGCCTTGGGAACAGGTCAGTGGAGATGAGTTAGATGATTTGCTACCTAAAATATTTACAACATACTTAAATGTAAGGAGCTTATAATGAAAATAAAAGATGAACTAGAAAGGCAAAGAGAAATGCAGGAAATGGGTATGACAAAATGGAGAACAGATAGTATCTATAATCCAAGACATGTTGTTACTCAACAGGAGAAACTAGATTATGAACCTTTACCTTTATGGGTATGGGGATTAATTTTATGGGGAAGTATGTCTTTAATTGTGGGTGCTTACTGCTTGGTCTTCTTAGGAGAGTTGCTATGAAAGAAATAGATCACTCAGCAGCTAATGAGATAATAAGTGAGTTCTTAGGCTCTAAAAACATGACAATCAGTAAAGCATTAGAAACTATATACGAGTGTGCTGATTACGATCAGGATGAGAATGTAGCTAGAGATTGGGAAAGAGCTATGTCTTATATTGCTTATCAGCTAGGCGTAGTCTTTGATGAAGACACCGAGCAATGGGTAACTGCTGATGAGGGGCATCCGGTATGAATATATTCTATCTAGATCGTGACCCTGTAACCTGTGCTAAACAGCACTGTGATAAGCATATAGTCAAAATGATTTTAGAATATGCACAGTTACTATCTACAGCCCATAGAGTTCTCGATGGTGCTGAACATTATGAAGCTTCTGATCGCACTGGTCGTATGATTAAACGCTTTTGGCTTGAAAAACCTAAAGATAAACTGTACCAAGCCACACATATTCACCATCCTTCTGCCATATGGTGTAGAGAAAATATAAGTAATTACATATGGTTGTCTGATTTATTTGTAGCTTGTTTAAAGGAGTACACATATAGATATAATAAAACTCACAAGTGTTCAGAGCTTAAAGAACTATTGCTTGAGCCGCCAGAGCATATTACTATAGGTGCATTTTTCCCACCCACTTTAGCAATGCCAGATGAACATAAGGTTTCGGATTGTAACATCGAGTGTTACCGAAACTATTACCATACGAAACACTTTGCTAAGTGGACTAACAGACCTATACCGGAGTGGTTTAATGCCTAGTAATTATACACAACATCAGTTAATGAAGTTACTTCCGGTAAAAACCAATAAAGAATATGATGATCATTTATTAAATAAAAAGTATTTTGCTTTGTGGTACAAGGCACACAACAAGGAACATCAAGATGAAAAAACATCTAGACTTAAAAGATTTTTTACTTTCTCCAAAGATGAGTGACAGAGCTACAACTTGGTATTACTACGAAGGATGGAGGCTCTGTGAGATTAGTATAGGCAGTAAGTTTATTCATATAAAACCTTTGTTTGGAGGTTATTCAAAAAAGAAAATAGGTATACGAAAGGGTAGAGGCATATTAAAAGATATGTATTGGAGGGCTGCTAGATGCGATGCTTTCTTTAAAGCTTTGGGTGAAGGAAAGAAACGTAAGCCTAGAAACTGGGAGAAACTTTATGCCTAGGAAACTATATGAGACTAAGCAATCTTTAGATGCTGAAAAGAATTTTGCTAAAGACTTACAGAAATATTTTAAAGTTAATTTAAAAAAACTACCTATGCAATATAGCTTAGACTTCGTAGCTATAGATACTAAAAATTATAAGCCTAAGTTCTTTTTAGAACTAAAAGAACGTAGATGTAAACGTATTACTTATCCTACTTATATAATATCTTTATCTAAATTCCTGAAAGCTAAAGAGATTTATAGATCTTTAAATATGAATACCTACCTCTGTGTTAGATGGGCAGATGCTAGTGGTTATATTTGTCTCAATGATATTGAGGATGATAATATTGACATTACTATGGGAGGTCGTTATGATCGAAACGATTGGCAAGATGTAGAGCCATTGTTAACTATTGACATTGGAAAATTTATAATAATTGGAGACACTGAATGAATACAGATAATCTTGATCCCTTCTCAGATATAAAAGAATACTTCACAACTCTAAAGGATGCAACAATTAATGGATCAATAAAGGCCAAGGTATTAATGCTAGGGGGAGGACTGTTTATACTAGGGTTCTATGCCTTTGCTATTATGCTACTGGCAGAGATCGTTGAGCTGATGGATTTACAAAGCCGAACAGGTATGTTACCATCTACTATCGAGAACGTAGTGCTTGCCTTTCTGTTTTGGGCAGGTCACAGATATTTTTACAACAAAGCTAAAGAGGAGCTATAAAATGGCTATAGTACAAGGTACTGCTTACTGGGCTAGCATTAAACGCCCTAATACAACCTATGAACCAGTGTACAGTGTCAACCTTGTGGTTGATGAGGAGACTGCCTCGGATTTTAAACGCCGAGGATTTACAATTAAAGATATGAATGAAGGCCCTGCCATTATCATTAAAAGAAAAGTGAACGGTGGGCCAAAAGGAACTAGAGAGCCTCCTAAACTTTATGATCGAATGAAGAATGAGATTGATGTAGAAGTTGGTAATGGTTCTAAGGTCAAAGTTTCCTATCGTGAGTGGGAGATGGACAGAGGTGGGCAACATTATCAAGGGCTAGAGTTTATAGCCTTACAGGTTTTAGACCTAGTCCCTTACTCTAGTGGAGGAGGAGCCGATGAGTTTGATATAGAAGAATCACTTGAGGATGAACTATGAGTATATTCAAGACTGACAATGGAGACTTCGATGTCTCCAAGATGTCTTTAGAAAACCAACGTAACTTTGAATTAGCTCAGTATCTGATAATTGATATAGAATCTTTGTCAAAAGATATTCAAACCAAGAAGGCTGCACTTGAGTACTTTAAGTTACAGCTAGGCACTGAATGTAATGATGATACAAAGGCCATATATAAAAGAACTAGGGATGAAGATGGTAAGTTTATTGCCGACAATCCCGACACTCCTGAGGATGAGGCTTGGACTATAGATTAATTGTGTGCTGTTGATTTGGGGGAGTTTAGGCTCCCCTTTTTTTTTAAGGAGCAAAAATGACATTTATTAAAACACATTTACCCTGCCCTGAATGTGGTGGCAGTGACCCAGCATCTTTGAATGATGATGGCTCAATGTATTGTTTTAGTTGTGATAAGTTAATTCCCAATCATGACAGCAGTATCTCACCCACACCAGTAGAATTTAAAACCTACAAAAATAATTCCGTTAATACATCCGATGGTTCTTTCAACGCTCTAACAGATAGAAGTATTTCTCTTAGTACTGCTAAGAAGTATGGTGTTAAATCTATTCTTAACTCTAAAGATGAAATAGATACTCACATCTATCCCTACTACAACGTCAATGAGATAGGTGCTTATAAACTTAGAGATGCTAAGAAGACATTCTTCTGGCAAGGGTCTTCAGTTGGCACTGGGCTGTTTGGTCAGCAGTTATTTCAAGAAGGAGGCAAGTACATTACTATCACTGAAGGTGAGTGTGATGCTATGGCAGGGTATGAACTGCTAGGATCTAAGTGGCCTGTAGTCTCTCTGAAGAATGGTGCTGGCGGTACAGTCAGAGATATAAAAGCATCTCTAGAGTTTTTAGAAAAGTTTGACAAAATTGTTATTAACTTTGATAGCGATACTCCGGGTAGAGAAGCTGCCAAAAAGGTGGCTAGGTTATTTACTCCGGGCAAAGCCTTGATCATGAGTCTCCCTGAAGAGTTTAAAGATGCTAATGATATGCTACGTAATGGTAATCACAAGGCATATACTACATCTTGGTGGGCTTCTAAAACCTATACCCCCTCTGGAATCATGAGTGCCAAAGATGTTATGGCTAAATATCATGATCGCCCCGAGAAGGAATCTATTCCTTATCCTTGGCATGGACTAAACGATAAGCTGTATGGACTCAGAACCGGAGAGCTTGTTACCGTGACAGGTGGTACTGGCCTAGGTAAATCTAGTATCACCAGAGAACTAGAACACTGGCTGATTAAAAATACTAAAGACAATGTAGGTATTATTGCTCTCGAAGAGGATTACTATAAGACTGCTGACTGCCTTGTATCTATTGAAGCTAACACTAGATTATACATTGACCACATTAGAAAAGAATACCCAAAGGAAAAGCTAGATAGTATGCTATCAAATCTCTTTGGAGATGATCGTGTTTGGATTCATTCACACTTTGGGTCTAACGATATTGATGAGATCTTTGCTAAAGTAAGATACATGATTGTCGGTCTTGATTGTAAGTGGGTAGTAATAGATCACTTACATATGCTACTGTCGGCTAGTGCCGAAGGGGATGAACGCAGAACGATAGATACAATTATGCACAAGCTCCGCTCTATAGTTGAAGAGACGAATGCAGGTTTAATATTGGTATCTCACCTCAAGAGAATTGAAGGCAACAGAGGCCATGAGAATGGAGTTGCTGTTAACCTCAGTCACCTTAGGGGTTCGCAGTCTATAGCACAGCTCTCAGATTGTGTACTAGCCTTAGAACGTAATCAGCAGTCTGATGATCCTAATGAAGCCAACACTACCCATGTTAGAGTATTGAAGTCTAGGTATACTGGGGATGTAGGCATGGCAACCCATCTTACTTACGACAAAGAAACAGGAAGGCTGGCTGAAGTAATTGACTATGAAGATGACTTTGAAGATGCGGAAGAAGCACTATGAAATCATTAATTTTTGATATTGAAACAGATGGGATAACAGATGTAAGTGTTATCTGGTGTATCTCTGCTGTAGATTTAGATAGTAATACTGTGTATGAGTTTGGCCCTAGTCAGATAGATGAAGGGGTCAAGCTACTACAACAGGCTGACAAGCTTATCGGTCATAATATTATTAACTATGATATACCTTGGATAGACAGGATGTGTGGCGTTGACCTATCAGATAAAAAACTGGTAGATACTTTAATCATTTCTAGATTGTTCAATCCAGTACGTGAAGGAGGTCATAGCCTTAAACAATGGGGTGAGTCGGTAGGCTTCTCTAAGAGTGGGTATGATGACTTTACAGCCTATAGTCCTGAAATGATGGCAAGATGTACCAGCGATGTTATTCTAAACAAGAAAGTTTATTTTGAACTACGCAAGGAAGCTGCGGGTTTCTCGAAACAGTCTATAGATATAGAGAATAAAGTTGCCCACATCCTGAAGGAACAGGAAGAACATGGCTTCTTGTTTGATCAGAAGACGGCATCTATTTTACTGGCAGAACTGAATGAAGAAGTTGAGATAGTAACTGCTGAAGTTAAGAAGCGATTCAAACCTAAGGTAGAAAGAATAGAAATATTCAAACGTCTAACCAAGTCAGGCAAAGTATCGAAGATGGGCGAAACTTTACAGGGTAAGGGACTAAGACTTACAGAAGATGATCACAAGGAAATAGCTAGTAAAGGATCTATCATACGTGAGAAAAGAATAGAGTTTAATCTAGGCTCACGCAAACAGATAGGAGAATATCTAAAAGAGTTTGGGTGGAAGCCCAAGAAGTTTACCCCAACAGGTCAGCCAATGGTTGATGAAAAGATATTATCTAATGTAAAAGGAATACCAGAAGCAGCACTGATAGGTAACTATTTGATGCTTCAGAAACGTATCTCACAGATAAATGCATGGTTCAAGGAGCTAGAAAAAGATGGCAGAGTGCATGGATTTGTTAACCATAATGGTACTGTTACTGGTAGAATGACTCATAGGAACCCCAACATGGCTCAAGTTCCAAGCTGTTCCGCTCCTTACGGTAAGGAATGCAGAGCTTGTTGGGTAGTTCCTTCTAAACATAAACTAGTAGGCATTGATGCTAGTGGTCTTGAGTTAAGAATACTTGCTCACTATATGAATGATGAGGGATTTATAGATGAAATTCTCAACGGAGACATACACACAGCTAATCAAAGACTTGCAGGTCTTGAATCAAGAAATCAGGCAAAGACATTCATATATGCACTCATATACGGAGCCGGAGATGAAAAGATTGGCACAGTGGTTGGAGGAAGCAAGAAAGACGGCAAAAGACTTAGAGACACTTTCCTCAATAATCTGCCATCATTTAGAACTCTTATCGCTAAAGTATCGAGAGCTGCAACCAGAGGTTTCCTCAAAGGAATAGATGGTAGAAAAATAAAAGTTAGATCCCAACACAGTGCATTGAATGCCTTGTTACAGGGAGGAGGTGCTATCGCAATGAAGCAGGGATTGATTCTGTTTCATGAAAAGATACAGAAGTATAATGCTGTTGTAGTGGGCAACGTCCACGATGAATGGCAAGTAGAAGTACCAGCCCAGTATGCAGAAGAAGTAGGGAGGGTAGGTGTTGAGTGTATTATACAGGCAGGTAAAGATCTAGAACTTAACTGTCCCTTAGATGGTGAATATAAAATTGGAGATAACTGGAGTGAAACACATTAAACACGAACCAAACAGGGTAGGTGATCTAGGAGAATACTATGCTATCACATGGTTATGGGATAATGGTTATCATGTCTTTAAAAACTGTGGGTGTACAGGCCCTATAGATATAGTAGCTCTTTCACCTGAAGGAAAGGTAACGCTCATTGATGTTAAGTCTTACAAAGACAGTAGGCTATCATCGAAATCAGAATTACAAAAAAAACTGGGTGTACAGTACTTACACTATAACTCAAAGACGCGGAAGTGCCGCTTTGTGGAGCATAAGATATGAAGTCATTACAAAATATAGTAGAAGATATATATGAAAATCTAAAGCCTCTCTGCAATGGTGAGTCCTTAGATATATCAGAAGAAGAGATAGATAAGTTTGGCGAGGATATGAAAAACGTATTACGTCATTGGGCCAGACCTACTGCCAGAGATTCATCTTTTAAATTGAGAATGTCTAACGTAGGTAAGCCCTCCCGTCAGTTATGGTATGACAACAAATCAGAAAAATCTTCTTCCCTTTCTCCCAGCACGATGATCAAGTTTTTTTACGGCCATATTCTCGAAGAAGTAGTTCTTCTGTTGGCTAGGCTTTCGGGTCATGATGTAACAGATGAGCAGAAGGAAGTAGAGATCAATGGAGTTAAAGGACATATCGACTGCAAAATAGATGGTGAAGTTGTAGATGTAAAGACTGCATCCTCATTTGCCTTCAAGAAGTTTAGACATGGTACACTACCTGATGATGATCCTTTCGGTTACATTGCACAGATCTCTGGCTATGAACAGGCAGAAAAAAGTAGTCATGGCGGTTTCCTAGCGATTAACAAAGAGACAGGTGAGCTTGCTTTTTATGAGCCTGATGAGCTTAGTAAGATAGATACTAAGAAACGTATCGTATCTCTCAAGAAAATATTAAAGTCTAATAGCCCTCCCTCAAAATGCTATCCTGATCTACCCGAAGGAGCGAAAGGAAACATGAAACTTAATCGTGGTTGTTCCTACTGCCCTCATAAGTTCATATGCCATTCTGATTCTAATAATGGCGAGGGGCTTAGAGGATTTAAATATGCCAAGGGCGTTACTTATTTCACAAAGATAGTCAAAGAACCTAATGTGGAAGAGATATTATGAATGGTAGAAAAAGTAAATTAGCGAGAAGGCTTGCTAAAGACCTAGCATTTGGATGGCTTAAAACTCTAGTCTCTTCAGAAGAAGCAGAGAAGATAACTCAAGATAACTTTATGGATCTCATGCCTACACAGACCCATATCATGAATGAAGGACAGATGCGTTTGATGCCTAATACCTACAGGTGGTTTATTAAACAGGTCAAAACATCTGGAGTGGATCATATAAATGATAGAAAATTTAGATAGTATTGATCTAGTAGATTTGATTATAATGACTAGTGAATTCCTGTTATCTAATAACGCCGACATTGCTGAGATTCCTGATGCCGTTATTGAAAGAATCTGTGATCTTACTGACTATGAGTTAGGCTTTAGACTTGAGAGTACAATACATTGACAAAAGCAAAGATCAGGAAAGGCTACAGAAAAAGCAGGGTAAAACGTCCTGTAGAAAAGAACGTACCTACTAGTTATGATTCCATTTGGGAGTACACTTTGCATAGTGGTCTTCTTAAAAATTGGAAACATCATGACCGGAAGATCCCTTACACAGTTAACCATGTCTATCATCCAGACTTTAGCAAGAAGGTAGGGCGCAAGACTTATCTTATAGAAGCTAAGGGCCGCTTTTGGGATTACTCAGAATACAATAAATATATCTGGATAAAAAAGATGCTTCCTCCTAATGTGGAATTAGTATTTCTTTTCGCTAATCCTAACGCTCCAATGCCTCAGGCTAAAAGACGCAAGGACGGAACCAAACGAAGTCATGGTGAATGGGCAGGAGCTAATGGCTTCAAATGGTATAGTGAAGAAAGTATTCCAGATGATTGGGTAGATATGGAGTACCGTGAAAGCGAACAGTTTAAAGAAGAGTATTATGATATAGATAAGGAGCAAGAATAATGATTGAGAACACAAAAGTCACAGATAACGATCCTGTGAATAGTCCTACCCATTATAATTCAGGCAAGCTTGAGTGCATCGAGGCTATGGAAGCCATGCTTAACCCTGAGGAGTTTATAGGTTACTTGAGGGGCAACAGCCTAAAATACAGATGGCGTTTCCGCTACAAGAATGGCATAGAAGATTTATATAAAGCACGATGGTACGAGGACAGACTTATTAAGTATATAGAAAAAAATGGATGTAAAGTAAAAGAGGAACCTTACCTCGATTATTTAAAGGATCATTATAATGACAACTAAAATTGGTGTACAAGATTATAAGGGAATTAAAATAGATTATTCCCGTGAAGAGTTACTTGGTGATTTTGCAATCGCCACGTTAAAAGATAGATACCTCTGGGCTGATGAAGAACATGCTCAAGAGGCTTTCGCAAGAGCATCTATATTTGGAGCAACTTATAATGAAATTACTGACTATGCTTTGGCACAACGGCTTTATGACTATAGTAGCCTACTCTGGTTTATGTTTAGCACTCCTATCCTTAGCAACGGGGGTACCAGCCGTGGCCTTCCTATCAGTTGCTTTCTTAATTATGTTCCTGATTCCCGTCATGGTTTATCTACTCACTATGATGAGAACATATGGCTTGCAAGTGGAGGTGGAGGCATTGGTGGATATTGGGGTGCTGTTCGCAGTAACGGCGTGGATACTTCTAACAGCAGTAAATCTACTGGTTCTATTCCCTTCATGCATGTAGTTGACAGTCAGATGTTAGCCTTCAATCAGGGAGTTACCCGAAGAGGAAGCTATGCTGCCTATATGAATATCTCTCACCCGGAGATTGAAGAGTTTATATCTATGCGTAAGACAACAGGCGGGGATATAAATAGGAAATGCTTGAACTTACACAACGGTGTTAACATCACCAATGATTTCTTAGATGCTGTAAAACGTGATGACGATTGGAGACTTATAGATCCTAAAACTAATACTGCAATTAAGACTGTATCTGCTAGAGATCTTTGGTGGCAGCTTATATCCACTAGGGCCGAAACAGGTGAGCCTTATATAGTTAATATAGATAGATGTAATGAAAGTTTACCTGATGAGCAAAAAGCATTAGGGCTTAGTATCAAACAGAGTAATCTATGTTCTGAAATTACATTAGCTACAGATGAAGAACGTACCGCTGTATGCTGTTTGTCCAGCGTTAATCTAGAACACTTTGATGCATGGTCAACATTAGATACCTTTATACCTGATCTAATTACAATGTTAGATAATGTGATACAACATTTTGTAGGTTATGTTGTAGGTGATTGGCCTGTACAAAATGAGTATATGATAAACAAACCTTTAAACTTTCCAGAGTTTAAGAATTGCTGCGACCCTGAAAAGATTGGCTATTCAAAAGCGGCCTATTCAGCTTACCGTGAAAGATCTTTGGGTCTAGGAGCTATGGGTTTTCATAGTTATTTACAGGCCAAGGGAATACCTTTTGAGGGTATGTATGCTGCCTCCTTCAATCACAAATCTTTTTCTCTTATTAAAGATCGGGCTTCTGCTGCTTCACGTATATTAGCTGAAGAAAGAGGAGAGGCTCCTGATATGATAGGTAGTGGTAGAAGGAATGCCCACCTCATGGCTGTAGCTCCTAACGCCTCTAGCTCTATTATCTGTGGTGGTACTAGTCCTTCTATTGAGCCAGTAAGGGCCAATATTTTTACTCATAAGACTCTCTCTGGAAGCTTTAAAGTTCAGAATAAATATCTAGATGATGTTCTCCTTGAGCTATACCCCGACAATACTAAGCGAAAGAAAATATGGAAAAGCATAGCAGAGCATCAGGGTTCGGTTCAGCACCTTGATCTACCTGATAGTGTTAAAGAAATATTTAAAACAGCAGATGAGATAAATCAGATATGGATTGTAGAACATGCCCATCAGCGGCAAGACTACATCTGCCAGAGCCAGAGCGTCAACCTATTCTTTATTCCTCCTAAGGCTACGGAGCCTCAAGAAGTACATGATGAGTATCTCCAGTATATTAATGATGTACACTGGGCGGGTGCCAAGAACTTAAAGTCTATGTACTATCTCAGGTCAGACGCAGCAAGATCTGCTGAGAATGTAAACATTAAGATTCCTCGTATCAACCTTTCTGAGGGGGAGTGCCTAAGCTGTGAAGGCTAAAACACTTGTAGAAGTTAAATGGGATGATGCTTGGACTGACTTTCAGGACGTTGAGGTGTCGAGAGCAAAAAAACTAAAGCCCATACCAAGAACCACAGTAGGATGGTTGGTAGAAAATAATAGTGATTGTGTTGTATTATGTACAGATTACTATGACAAAGATAAATCAATAATAAACACGCCTATTGTTATTCCAACAGGAATGATTAAATCTTTACATAAATATGAAGTCATATAGGTATTGTAATTGTGGATTTAAAATGATGGAGGTCTTAACCTATGACGAGGATGACCCACAAAAGAAGGTACAGCATAAAGCTTGGCAGTGTCCCTATTGCCGAAACCGTATAGAAGATAAGGAGAAAAAGTGAGTTTACTATCAACACGCGATTACTATAAACCTTTTGACCACCCTTGGATGTTTGATTACTATTTCCAACAGAACCAGATGCATTGGTTCCCTGAGGATGTACCTCTACACAACGATGTAAAAGATTGGCAGGATATGACAACTGCTGAAAAGAATTTACTTGTGCAAATCTTTAGACTTTTTACCCAATCAGACGTTGATGTGGGTAAAGGATACGTAGATAGGTACATGAGAATCTTTAGAAAGCCTGAAGCCTGGATGATGATGGGTTCATTTGCCAACATGGAATCGATACACCAACACGCCTACAGCCTGTTACTAGACACAGTAGGTATGCCAGAGACAGAGTATAAAGCTTTTGCAGAGTATGAGGAGATGGCCTCTAAGCATGAGTATATCAATGACCTGAAGATTTCCAAGACAGATAAAAAGTCTATTGCTAAGAACCTTGCCGTATATAGTGCCTTTACAGAAGGACTACAGTTGTTCTCAAGCTTTGTAATACTGCTTAACTTCCCACGTTTTGGTAAGATGAAAGGGATGGGACAGATTGTAAGCTATAGCATTAAGGATGAATCCCTACACGTTGAGGCTATGACCAAGCTATTCAGGGAGTTTATACAAGAGAATTTAGATATATGGACTGATGAGTTTAAGAAAGAAATCTATCAGTCATGTAGAGATATGGTAAACCTAGAACAGAAGTTTCTTGATTTGGTATTTGAACTTGGTGACATCCCCGGCCTAACACGCAAAGAGATGTCGGACTATGTTGAATATATTGCAGACCGCAGACTGCTTCAGCTTGGCCTAAAGCCTAACTACAAAGTAAAAGAGAACCCCTTAGATTGGTTAGATGATGTGCTAGGCGTTGAGCATCAGAACTTTTTTGAAGGCAGAGCTACCGCATATATGAAAGCCGGACTCAGGGGTAAGCAAGAAGGAATCACTTTCTCGTGAAAAAAGGTAATATTGTTTCTATGGCAGTTCAGCTAGGAATTGATGGTAATATATACTGTGAGTTCGCTGAACTTCCTTTTGAAGAAATAGAAAAAGTATTTAAAAATAAATACGAAGCCTCTTTAATAAAGACTATTCATACGTTTATGAATAAGAAATTTAAAGAGTCTTCGATTTCTTTAGAAAAAGAAATGCAAGCAGTTACTGCTACCATAGTTAAGTAGGATATTCATTAGTACGAATCATAGCGGCTATTTCTGTAGCCCTATTCCCTACTTGATCAGCCCATCGAGATCTCAAAAATTCATCGGCTGCTTCTGTGTACTTACGCTGAGACATAAAGTCTAAGGCTTTGACAAAAGTAGCTAGCCTTGGAACCCCCATATTAAATGCTAGATTCAACAGGGCATCCTTCCTAGCTCCTTCTAAATACTTATAGAAATAAAATCTTTCGGTTAGCTCTTCATGAAAGTTTTGTATGTCATTCTTCAGGAGGTATCTGGCCTCATCTTCACTGATGCCACAATCTTCTAAGTTTCTACCCACACCGATAGTTAATTTATTTGAAGTACATCGGTAAGGTTCAAGTTTTAAACCTTCATGTCTTATTAGTAAATCAATCAGCCCCATAAAGCCTTTCCCTTAAAAGATTTTCATAGCCTTCATCATCCAGATGAGTAACAGCAATCCAAGCGTGAGACATCTCATCACCAGTACGGCTTCCACCTACCACCCACTGATCAGGATCAGGGTTATTAGGGTTATCTTCTGTGTTGTCGTACCATTGTTTTACTACCATTACTTCTCCTGCAAGCAACAAGGGAGCCTCTGAGGGGCTGTATAGATGACTGTGGTGCCAAGTAGCACTCCAATTAGATATCTGACTGACGGGTCTTGTACGTCCTGTAAGGGGGCTAAATATCTCTAGTGAAGCAGCATTCATACGAAGATGACCGTGGGGCTGGAAGCTATCTATCCTGACAGGGTGATCAAAGCTGTGAAACCCTTGTGTCATAGTGTAACCATTAGGAGGAATAATTAAATGTCCATTCTCATAACCATCCCTTAGAGGATAGAGCTTTAAGTCTTGTTGATAGACATCGTTGTTAGCTTGATAGTCTTCTTCATGAAACCATAAACCAATCTCTACCACATTATCTTTAATCATGTTCCCTTCTGCTGTGGCTCCTACACCACCGGGAAACATATGGATATCCCAACGCACCAAAGAGTTAGCAGGGAAAGTACGGCACACTCCTTGAGGCATTAATTCACCCCACTTGCCCATAGCATATTCAGTCAACTGACCATACTGCTGCAGCTCTCCTTCATCATCATATACATATACATCTGAGTTAGCGTGATGAACTACAGCCGCTGCATCACCCCTAGGCTTAACCTGTACAGCTTTTATACAACGTGTTTCAGCTAATTGAGGATCTACAAACTCCTTGCTCCATAGGTCATTGCCAGTAGCAGGGATGTCGTAGGATGAAGAAGGTATGATAAGGTCAGGACTACCAAACTCTGGCTCAAAATTCCAAGATTCTAAACTAGGTAGGGCAGGAGGCTGAACAACTGTATCTCGACTACCATAAGGAGAACCAGAGTTTACCCAGTTCACAACAGTTTCTATTTGATCTTGTGATAGTCTCCAATCTCCTTCAAGGTTTTGAATGCCTATATGATCATCATAAGCATAAGGGGGCATCTCTCTATTAGCTACCTTATGGGAAATTAAAGGAGACCAAGGTCTTACCTGTTCATAAGTCTCAAAAGACATAGGGCCTATACCGCCTTCCCTGTGGCAGACAACACAGTTATTATTTATTATACTTGCTACCGTATCGACATATGTATCATCGGCTTGAGCCGCCGTAGCTAGTCCCATACAAACAGCTAATAAAGTCTTTTTCATATTACCACCTATCAAATAGTTGATCCGCAGAGCAGTGAGGCTGTGATCTACAGTCTCTAAGATTCATCTGAAACAATTCCTCAGGCATAGTGTTAGGAAACTCTATAGGAAAATCGTAGTTCGATGTTGAACAGCCAGTTAAAATAAGTAATGCACATAGTGAGTATTTCATAATTATCTTAGATTGTATGCAAAACTACCAGATTCTACTTTATCTAGATCGTTCACATTAAATACTAAATCTTCTCCATATATTAAAGGTTTCCCTTCAGCTAATTTTTTACTTGTGTTGTAATAGGCTAGTGCCAGTTTAGTTTTTGCATCTTCTTCGTTTTCTGCCACATCTCTTAGATTAGCACCGTATGCATTATTAACCATATCTAGTTTTTCAGTATTAGGGTTTTCTCTAAAAAACGATTGGCCTATTTCCTTTGCCTGAAGTAAAGGATCTTTAAGCGTAGAGCCATGCTTGTATACTAGGTAGGCATGATTTAAAGCATTGAAGGCTTCTTCATCAGCCCCCGAACCAAACTTCCCGAACCCTGCTTCATCAGTAGGTATCATAGATCTTTGAGGTATTAGGCCCTGTTCAGCAAATTGATTTACTAAACGAACAACTTCTTTTTCATGAGCGCGTTGCTGTTCTGCACCAAAGCCTAAAGCTTCGGCTCCAGCCGTAAGAGTTTTATTAAATATCTTTTTTAATACGCCGCCGTCTGCAAAGTCGGCTCTATCAAGTTCTGCTATCCTTTCTTTTCTTTCTAATAGCAGCTCTTTTAATTCTTCAGTATCACCATTTGCTTTTGCCGTGGCTATCATCTCTTCGTA